TTGAAATGTCATTGTTTGGTACAGGTATAATGAAAGGTCCATTTGCCATAGACAAAGAGTATCCTCATTGGAATGATGAGGGTGAATACGATCCTGCATTTAAAACAATACCACAACTGTCCTATGTATCTGTATGGAATTTTTATCCTGATCCAGATGCAAACAATATGGACGAAGCAACCTATGCTATAGAACGACACAAAATGTCTAGGTCACAATTACGTGCCTTAAAGAAAAGACCATACTTTAGAGAACAAGTTATTGATGACTGTATTGAGATGGGTGAGAACTACGAAAAACAGTATTGGGAAGATGATCTGTCAGACTATTCTGCTTCTTATGGTGTAGATAGATTTGAAGTCCTTGAATATTGGGGTATGGTAGATATAGAACTCTTACAACAAGAGGGTGTTGATATACCACCTGAACTAGAGGCATTTGATGAACTACAGGCTAATGTTTGGATTTGTAATAATAAACTATTACGCATGGTACTTAATCCATTTAAGCCTATGAAGATACCCTACATGGCTGCACCCTATGAACTTAATCCGTACTCTTTCTTTGGCGTAGGTCTTGCAGAAAACATGGACGATACTCAAACATTGATGAATGGGTTTATGCGTATGGCTGTAGACAACGCTGTATTGTCAGGCAATCTGTTAATAGAAGTAGATGAAACTAACCTAGTTCCAGGGCAAGACCTTAGTGTATATCCAGGGAAGGTATTCAGGAGACAGGGGGGAGCACCTGGGCAAGCAATCTTTGGCACTAAGTTTCCAAATGTGTCCAACGAGAACCTACAACTGTTCGATAAAGCAAGACAACTTGCAGATGAAAGTACTGGACTACCCTCATTTGCACATGGACAGACAGGTGTTACAGGGGTAGGTAGAACAGCTAGTGGTATATCTATGCTAATGAACGCTGCAAGTGGTAATATAAAGACAGTTATAAAGAATATAGATGACTATTTATTAAGACCATTGGGCGAGGGTTTCTTTCAGTTTAATATGCAGTTTGACTTTGATCCTGAGATAAAGGGTGACTTAGAAGTTAAGGCACGTGGTACGGAAAGTTTAATGGCTAATGAGGTGCGTAGTCAAAGGCTTATGCAGTTTTTAGGTGTAGCTTCTAATCCTGCACTTGCACCCTTTGCTAAGTTTCAATATATTATTCGTGAGATTGCAAAGTCTATGGACTTAGACCCAGACAAGGTAACAAACAACATGGACGAAGCTGCAGTGCAAGCAGAACTAATGAAACAGTTTCAACAACCTGCACAACCTCAACAGGAAGGTTTACCTGCAGGAACAGACCCAAATGACCCAACAGGTGCAGGTGGTGGTACAATAGGTACTGGCATAGCTCCAACACCACAAGAAGAAGGATTTACAGGCAATGAACAGCAAGGAGCACCTGAAGAAGCTCAATCCACTGGTGGGCAACCACAAGGCGTGGGAACAGTTCAATAATTATTTAGACTACTTAATTACAGAACAACATCGTATAATGGAACAGACAGATAGTGTAACAATATTAAATAGGTCACAGGGTTCTATTATGACATTACGTAAACTTACAAAATTAAGGGATGAGGTAAACAATGTACAATAACCAGATGAAAATGGCATTTATGCAAGACGGTGGACTTCAAGATGAGGGTGGTACTGTAGATAAAGAATCTGGTAATGATGTACCATCAGGTTCACTTAAAAAAGAAGTACGTGACGATGTACCTGCTATGTTAAGTGAAGGGGAGTTTGTAATTCCTGCAGATGTTGTTCGATATATTGGTTTAGAAAAACTAATGCAAATGAGGCAACAAGCCAAGATGGGTTTGCAGATGATGGAAAAGATGGGTCAAATGGGTAATTCAGAAGAAGCTGAGATACCTGATGACCTACCCTTTGGTGTTACAGATATTGTTGTTATGGGTAATGATGATGATGAAAAAGAAATGGCACAGGGTGGTGTTATATATGCACAGGAAGGTACGGATGTTTCTGCACCTTTTATGAATAATCCACCTATTTCATCTAATCCACCTAGAGAACCAAAAGAAGGTTTTGAATGGTTTGCAACAAGAAGTGGGTGGATTGAAAGACCTATAAATACTAATCAAGGACCAACAAATCAACAAGCAAATGCTATAGGTAGTGCAATAGGTCAGTTAGCAGGATTTGGCGGTAGTACAGGTACGCAAGTAAATTCTGGTTTTATGCCACATATGTATTTTTACAATACAGATACAAAACAGTATAGAATACTTCCTGCAGGTATGTTGGGAAGAATGTCTGGTGATACAGAAATAACTCAAGAAGAATATAAAAAAGCGATTGGAGATGAGTTAGCAAACGAAAGAATACAAGAAGCAAACAAAGTATATGAAAACATGCCACAACCAAAACCAGAAAAAGACTACACACAGTCTAAAGAACCTATTGCACCACAGCCAACACCACCAATGGACGCTATAAAAATACCACCACAACAACCACAACAAACACAGTTTGAACAAATGATGGGTTATGAGGCAGGTAGAGGAGACAATCCGTATGCTCCAAGTCGAGTAGCTTACCAAAATAAAAAAGGTGAAGTTGTATATAAACTAGAAGACTACATGGGTAGACCTATGGAAAGTACGACAGGACTTACACGTGTAACACCTTATGGTCCTGAAGGAGACCAACCCACACCTGCACCTAGTCCAGACCCTACACCTGATGATGGTGATAGTGCTGCAGATAGAAGACAAGCAGAAAGAAAAGACGACAGAAAAAAAGCAAGAGAAGCAGAACGTAAAGCCTCAAGGGATGCTCAAATAGACAAAGACATTAAAAATCTTCAAGATTCAGGAGACCCTAGATTTGTAGGTAAAACAGGTAAAGAGGCTAGAGATGCCTATTTTGATTTGTCTTTTAAAGAACGTGCAGGTATGGCAAAAGAAGATTTAGCAGGTAGACCTGCAAAACTTAAAGAAGATTTAGACAGCTTATTAGAAAAATTACCTGACGCAGTTAAAAATATTCCTACTGTTATTAATGCTATTGGTGATGTATATAAAGATGCAGGTATAGAATTAGGAAGACGAGCTAAAGTAGCTCTTGGATTGCAAGGAGAGGGAGCAGTTGAAAGATCAAGTCCACCACCTAGTAGACCTGCAGGATTAGGTGGAGAAATAGACGATGCTTCTTCATTAGAAGATTTACAAACTACCGCACAACCAAATCCATTTGAAGGTTCTACGTATGATGATATATCACCACCTAAACCTATGGCATTTGGACAAACACCTGTAGGTTCATTACCATCTGCACAGTTTGGACAAACACCTGTAGGTTCATTACCTTCAGGTCCACCTTTACCAGATGAATTGTCTTACACTCAAGGTATGCAAAGACCGTCTGTACCTTCTGTTCAACCCAATACTACAGAACCTGCTTTTACAGAAATAAAAAGTGATTTACCTAATTTGTCTCAAGGAGATAATACACAAGGTGCAAGTAGACTTATTGAAGGAACAAACAGAAAAGCCATGAGCGATAGGCAAAAACGAGATATGGTAAGAAGAGTTAATAGTGCTGCTAGAGAAAACGATGCAGAGAAAAAACGAAAACGTAACATAAGTAAAGTAGATAAAAAAGATAGAGATAGATTTAGAAAAAGAAGAGAAGAAGCAGAAAAAAAAGAGTCAAAGGAAAGTAAAGAAAAAAATAAAAAAGAAGCAGCTAACGTAAGAGACTATGGCATATCAGGTCTTAAAAAAGGCGGTTTAATGAAGAAAGATTACCCATAACACAACACCCCATTGGCAACTAACTCCCCACATTAGGTGGACTACAGTTACCCCAAAAGGAGAAAACTAAATGAATGAACAAGTAGAAGAAGTAAAACAAATAGTAAAAAAAGTAGACGTACCTAAAAAAGCATTTATGAATAAAAAGACTACCAATGAAGAAAAGATAGAGCAAGAAGAAAAGGAACTAAAAAAACTTATTGCTGAAAATAAAGGAGAGTCTACTGAAGAAGTAAAAGAATCTGAACCTGAAGTTACAGGAGAAGAAAAAACTTTTAAAAAACGTTATGGTGATTTGCGTAGGCACATGCAGGAAAAAGATAAAGATGTTCAAAATCAAATCAATGAACTCAAAAGACAACTTACAGATGCAACGCAAAAAGAAATTAAACTACCTAAGTCTGAAGAAGATATAGAGGCATGGGCTAGTCAATATCCTGATGTAGCTGCGATTGTTGAAACCATTGCAATAAAGAAAGCAAAAGAACAAGCAACCGCATTAGAAGAAAGAATGAAAACACTTGACGAAATGCAGTCAAATGTTACACGTGAAAAGGCAGAGAGTGAGTTACTTAAATATCACCCTGACTTCAACGACATAAAGGACACAGACGATTTTCACGAATGGGCAGATACACAACCTAAGTGGGTACAAGACGCTCTGTATGAAAATGAAAACGACGCTCGTTCAGCAGCAAGGGCAATAGACCTTTATAAAGCTGATATGGGTATTACAGGTAAGAAGAAAACAAATAACAATGATGCAGCTAAATCTGTAAATACTAGAGGTGCTAGGAATACACCACAGTCAGATGAGAGCAAATCATTTTTAAGGGAATCACAGGTAAACAAAATGACCGAACAACAATACGAAAAGGAAGCTGACAATATTATGGAAGCAATTCGTAGCGGTAAGTTTATTTATGATATATCTGGCAATGCTCGTTAAAAAAAGTGTTGACAAATAAAGTTTTATAGATATAACTATATATATCTGTATGTGAGGTGTAACCCCAACTGGACAACTTACACCTTACAAATTCACAAACATCAATGAGTTTAAGTACAACCTAATCTCTTTTAGCCCATTTAATTTACGTAGGCATACGAATTTTATTTGCACCTTATAAGAATTAGCCACTAAAGTAAGTTGTAGTTTGTATCTGTAGAAAGCTAAAAGGAGATTTTTAAAATGGCTTTTTCAAGTGCTGCAGGATATGGAAACCTACCTAACGGTAATTTCAGTCCTATCATATACAGCAAACAGGTGCAACTTGCATTTCGCAAATCATCTATTGTTTCTGCTGTAACCAACGGTGATTATTTTGGAGAGATTGCTCAAATGGGTGACTCTGTAAAAATCATCAAAGAACCAGAAGTAAGCGTTAAGGCTTACACAAGGGGAACAACCATTGTCGCAGATGATCTCGATGATGAAGAGTTCTCTCTAACCATAGACAAAGCTAACTACTTTGCGTTCAAAGTGGACGACATTGAAGAAGCTCACTCACATGTAAACTTTCAAGCTCTTGCAAGTGACCGTGCAGCTTACAGATTGTCAGACCAGTTTGACCAAGACGTACTAGGCTATATGTGTGGTTTTAAACAATCAGCATTACACGGTACACCAGACACAGTTAACGCAACTGTAAATGGTTCTGTGGCGGTATCAACTGCTGCAACTAACGAACTATTAGCAAGTATGCAGGTAGACGCTGCAGACTTTAATGGTGGTACAAGTGGTAATTCTATCGTTGTTGTTCCACGTGCAGGTGGCGATTCGCTGAATACTACAACAGCTAAAGCATCACCTATGAGTGTTATTGCTCGTATGTCACGTAAGATGGATCAACAGCATGTTGACACTAATGGACGTTGGTTAATTATTGACCCTGTGTTTGCAGAACTATTAAAGGACGAGGACTCTCGACTTCTTAACGCTGACTTTGGCGGTTCTGGGCTACAGAATGGTTTAATCTTTAATAACATTCATGGCTTTAAAGTCTATATGTCAAGCAATCTACCACAAGTAGGTAATGGTCCAACAGGAGCTACATCCACAGGTTCAACACATTTTGGTGTAATCTGTTCAGGTCACAGTTCATCTGTTGCGACAGCAGACCAAATCAATAAAACAGAAACTTACAGAGACCCTGATTCGTTTGCTGATATTGTTAGAGGCATGCATCTATACGGCAGAAAAATATTACGTCCTGAGTCTATGACCAGAGCGTTATATGTTTCTAGCATATAAAGGGGAGGATTAAAAAATGGCTACTATTACAAGTCTTTTACTACCTGCTCATGGAAGCTCACAACGAGGGCGAAGTCCATATATGATACAGAAGACTATTGATCTTACTGCACAGGCTATTGACTGTTCATCAGGTGACGTAGTTCAGTGTCTTACCATTCCTGCAAATACACGTGTATTACATGCAGGGTTTCAAGTTGTACTATCTGCAACTATGAATACAGGTACAAACGCTACAGCAACATTAGGTTCAGCAGATGCTGACGAGTGGGTTACAGCGTTTGATATTGATGGAGCAGCAGATGCAGCTTACGCTCCGTCTGTTACACCTTCAGCAGACGTTGTTCTTGCTTCAGCAGACACCCTTGACCTGACATTTGCAGGTGATGGTGCAACATTCTCAGCAGGTAAAATTCGTGTTTATGCCTTGCTTATGGATGTGAGTGACCAAGGTGATGCAGGTCCAACTGAAGTTGACCGTGACGCTCTAGCGTAACTTAACTTACTTAGGAGGGCAGGGAAACTTGCCCTCTTACTTAGATATAAGGACACAACATGTCTACAACTTATTTAGCACTAACAAATGACTTACTACGTAGAATAAACGAAGTACAGCTTACGACTGCTAATTTTGCTACGGCAAAAAATGTACAGGCGATTGCTAAAGATGCTATAAATAATTCAATACGAGAGATATTACAAGATGGACATCAGTTTCCATTTCTTAAAACTGCACAATCACAAACACTAGCTTCAGGTACAGCTACATATGATTTTCCAACAGACATGGCAAGTGTTGATTGGGATACGTTTTATGTAAGTCAATTAACAAGTGCATTAAATACAGCGAAGCCGTTACCTGTTGTTTCATTTGAAGAATACACACAAAAATATAGAGCATTAGATGATAGTTCTGGTAGTGGGGGATACAGTGCTCCTAATATAGTTTATCAAACAGCAGAAGAAAAGTTTGGTGTTACACCTATACCTGATGCAGCATATATAGTAGATTATATTTATTATAAATTTCCTAATGATTTAACTTTGCAATCAGATACAACCATTATACCTGACAGATTTAGATATATAGTCGTAGATGGTGCTATGGTATATATGATGAGATTTAGGTCTAATGAACAAAGTGCTCAAATACATAATCAAAAATTTCAAGATGGAATAAAGGTTATGCGTAGGTTATTATTAGATGATCCACTTAATATACGTTCTACTTTTATTAATAGGTCAAGGTTCTCTTCAAACGCAGTGAGTTTGACAACCTAATGGCAGATACAGTATCCACGTTTAGAGCTATATGTAGAGGGGGATTAAATACAGGTAGCGATGTATTAACATTAGGTGAAACCTTTACAGGTGCAGCTATACAGTTAGTTAATTATGAACCTAACCTTGAAGGCGGATATAGAAAGATAAATGGATTTGCACATAGCTATGGAACAGTAACAGGCACTGGCTCTGTGTTAGGTTTATCAGTAGCAAATGGAGTAAATCAAGGTGTGTTAGGATGTAGAACACCATCATCAGGAAATAACTATTTACATCACTGGAACTATTATTATAGCTTTAATGTATCTTCTGATAGTAACTTAACTGTTGGAGAAACAATATTAGAAAGAACAAGTGCAGGAGTATCTACTGGAGTAACTGGTACGCTTATATCTAAAAATTCTAATACTATAGTAGTAGACTTTGGTAGATTACCATCTTCTGTATTTACAAACGGCAATACTATTACAGACGATGCCTATTCAACTAGCACCACAATAAGTAGCGTACCTGCAGTTATAGGATGGACAGCCGTTACATCTAATGTAGTAGCAAATGATCCAGATGGTGTATGTACAACACAAACAAACTCAGGTGCAGCTAATCTAACTATTAATGGTGCATTGCATGATTCTAACACAATTAACTTTACTACCTCTGCAGCACAACAACCTAGAAAGGTTACTATATTTTCTGCAGGTGGAGATGTATCAGGAATAACATTTACCATAACAGGTACAGATTTTTTGGGTGAGGCACTTGAAGAAGTTGTAACTGGACCTGCAGCAGATGCAACAGTAACAAGTACAAATTATTTTAACACAATAACACAGATAGCATCTAGCGGTGCAGTAACAGGAAATATAACAGTAGGTTCAGGTGC